ACATGAACATGTCCTTCTTGCTCGTAAAATCAGAGAAGTGTTGTTGCCAGCATTTCCAAATGTATTGGGGGTTAAATGAAGGTCTATTATGTAGAGGATTTTTCGGCTGAAGAGTACACTGACTACACTTGGGTACACAGTGTCTATTCCACCAAAGAGAAGGCAGAAGCCTTTATCCGTGGGGTGGGGTTGGGCGTCCAAGATGAGGATTTACCCAAACACGAATATGGATATTTTGTCCGACAAGATTGTGTTGAGATGGAGGTGCAATGACAAAAACTCAAAAGGCTTATGAGAAACGTCCTCGTGACTTCTATAAGACACCACTAAAAGCCGTCACACCTCTTATAGGGCACCTTCCAAACACCTTTACGTTCTGTGAGCCATGTGCAGGTGCAGGAGACTTAGTTGGGCATCTAGAGGGGCTATTTGAGGGGTGTGCGTGCTTCCTCCCAACAGATATTGAACCCCAAGTTGATTGGGTTACGAGAGCAGATGCAAATTGGTTGACTAGCGAAGCTGTTGAGTATTGCAACTACATTATCACCAATCCACCATTTACAAATTCAATCCTTTCCCCACTAATGGATAAATGGATTGAACTAAAACCAACGGTGTTGTTACTACCCACTGACTTCGCCCACAACATTCGCTTTTCTCGTTACTTAGATGTGTGTGAAAAGATCGTTTCTGTAGGACGAGTGAAGTGGTTTGAAGAGACTAAGATGTCTTCTACAGAAAACTTTGCATGGTATTTCTTTGACAAAGACAAAACAGAACAAACTAAATTTTATGGGAGATGTAAATGAGTGGTGCAAAGATTATCCAACTAGGTGCTTTAGATGACACTGATGAAGAATATATGGCTTTTGTTGAAAGCCTAAAAGAAGAGGCTGTTAGAGCTGTGTTTATTGTAGAAAAGAGAGACGGAACTTTTTCTGTTGGAACTAACTCTTTGGATAAACGAGACGTACTAATGGATATGTATCGTCTACAACAGTTTTGTCAAAATGTAGTAGAAAACGGTTTTGTAGGGGAGGAAGAATAATGTATCAACAAAATAGAGAAGACTACGTTCGACAATTCCAACGTCTTATGGGGCAAGACGTAGGAGTTAAAAATCCCACCTCCACTCTCCTTGAATTTCGTTACAACCTGCTCCTTGAAGAGCTTAAAGAGCTTGGGGAAGAGGTTGCAATTGCTATGGCAGAGAGCAATTTCAAAACAGGTATTCCACTAAAAGTCAAAGCCCGAATGCTAAAGGAGATGGCAGATGTACAATATGTGCTCTCTGGTATGGCTGTAACATTAGGACTCCCTCTTGAGGAAGCTTTTGTTCGTGTTCACAAAAGCAATCTAAGTAAGCTTGGGGATGACGGTAAGCCTCTCTATCGTGAAGATGGTAAGGTACAAAAAGGACCAAATTACTTACCCCCTGATATGGAAACTCTTTTGGAAGGGATTATCTGATTGACTGCATTACCTACAGACTATCAAAACTTTATTGCTACCTCCCGATACGCTAGGTGGCTTGAAAAAGATAAGCGACGAGAAAGTTGGGAAGAAACAGTCCGACGATTTATGATGAATGTTGTGGAAGAAAAACTCCAACCAGACTTCCTAGATGGTGGTTTGATGGCAGAGGTCACTGAAGATTTACACCGTAGCATTGTAAATCTAGAGGTGATGCCCTCTATGAGGGCCTTAATGACCGCTGGACCAGCACTAGCTCGTGATAATACCTCTGGCTATAATTGTGCGTATCTAGTGATGGACGACGTTAAAGCTTTTGACGAAGCTATGTTCATTCTGTTGTGTGGAACTGGTGTTGGCTTTTCTGTAGAACGCCAGTATGTACAAAAGCTTCCAGAAGTTCCAGATAATCTCTTTGACAGTGAAGACACTATTGTCGTCCATGACAGTAAAGAAGGTTGGGCTAAGGCTCTTCGTAAAGTTATTGCTATGCTCTACGCAGGTGAGATTCCTAAGTGGGACGTTAGCAAAGTCAGACCAGCCGGAGCAAAATTAAAAACCTTTGGTGGTAGGGCCTCTGGTCCCGGTCCTTTGGAAGAGCTGTTCCAATATGTTATTGCTAAATTTAAATCCGCCACAGGTCGTCGTCTATCTTCTTTAGAATGCCATGACATTCTCTGTAAGATTGGTGAAGTAGTTGTAGTTGGGGGTGTACGTCGTTCTGCTATGATTTCTCTTTCCAACCTTAGTGATGATCGTATGCGTCATGCTAAGTCTGGTAATTGGTGGGAAAACCAAGGCCAACGTGCATTGGCTAATAACTCCGTAGCTTATACAGAAAAGCCAGATATGGAAACTTTTATACGAGAATGGCTCTCTCTCGTAGAGAGTAAGTCTGGTGAACGAGGTTTGTTCAGCCGTCCTGCATCTAAACGACAAGCCGCTAAAAACGGTAGACGTAGCACTGATTTTGATTTTGGGACCAACCCTTGTTCTGAGATTATCCTTCGTCCACAACAGTTTTGTAACCTCACTGAAGTGGTTGTCCGTTCCACGGACACTATGGCGACCCTTCAGAAAAAAGTGGAATTGGCTACAATTCTAGGGACTATTCAATCCACCTTTACATATTTCCCCTACCTACGAAATATCTGGAAGAAAAATACAGAAGAAGAACGCTTACTTGGCGTTTCTCTTACTGGTATTATGGATTGTGCTTTAACTAATGGTTCCGATAAAGATTCGCTACCAGCGGTTTTATCCTCTCTTAAAGAGGTAGCAATTGCTACCAACAAAGAGTGGGCAGAACGTTTAGGTGTTCCAGCTTCTACGGCTATCACTTGTGTTAAGCCTAGTGGAACAGTCTCTCAGTTGGTAGACAGCTCAAGTGGTATCCATGCTCGTCATAGTCCCTTCTACATCAGAACTGTTCGTGGAGACAATAAAGACCCACTAACACAGTTTATGAAGGACCAAGGTATTCCTTATGAAGCTGATGTGACTAAGCCTGAAACAACAACTGTGTTTAGTTTCCCTCAGATGTCTCCTAAAGACGCTATCACTCGTAACGATTTATCTGCTATTGAACAACTTGAATTGTGGAAAATCTACCAAGAGTGTTGGTGTGAACATAAGCCATCTGTGACAATTACGGTTCGAGAGCAAGAGTGGATGGAAGTTGGGGCATGGGTGTTTAAACATTTTGATGACATTTCTGGTGTATCTTTCTTACCTCACAGTGACCACACTTATAAACAAGCTCCTTACCAAGAATGCTCTAAACGAGATTACGAAGAGTTGCTATCTCTGATGCCAACAAAACTTGACTGGTCTCTTCTAAGTGATTACGAAACAGAAGATACATCTAAAGGCTCTAGCACTTTTGCTTGCGTAGGTGGTGTTTGTGAACTTGTAGATTTGGTATGAACTGTGAAAGGTTCTTATCAGGTGATTGTTCATGAAGATGCTGAATTGCAATATTCGTCTGTACTAAATGTGTTTGGGGAGCCTTATATGCTCTCCAAACCTAAACAACCTATCGGCTTTGATTTAACAAGAAAGAGAAATGATGTTACAAAAGCCAACGGGCAAGCGTATGTCCCGCTACAAGAAAGCTGAAGAGGAGGGGGTGGCTCACATGAACACCCTCACTCCTTACAACGACAATCAAGATGCCTACATTAAGGCTTTCAAACACCATGATCAAATCATTGTGTTAGGGCCTTCTGGTACAGGAAAGACATATATTGCAGCCACTATGGCAGCTAATATGTATGCCACCAAACAAATCAGCAAGATCATTATCACACGTCCTGCTGTGTCTGTTGGTAAGTCTTTAGGGGCATTGCCCGGAGATTTGCACGATAAGTTTGGTCCTTGGTTAAGTCCTGTTCTAACAGTGTTAGAAGAACAGCTTGGTAAAGGGGTTGTTGAGACAGGGATTAAGAATGGTAACATCCAAATGCTTTCATCCTTGCAGATGAATGTCAAAATCTTGATGTAGCACAATTTAAGATGCTTGTCACTCGTGTTGGGGATAATTGCAAGCTTCTTATGAATGGTGATATTAGGCAAAGTGATATTAAAGAGCAATCTGGACTAGCTAAGGCTATCCATCTTGCTAAGAAATATAATATCAATACAGCTATTATCGAGTTTGGTCTTGATGATGTTGTTCGTTCTGATATTTGTAAGCAATGGCTTACAGCTTTCTACGAAGAAAATTTGTAATAAAAAAGGCCCTCCCAGCAAAATGAGAAAATACAAATGAAAAAGCCCCCTAGGAA